GCCATCGAGAGCCAGATTTCACCGCCGCGTCTGACACCTTTGGCGTAATTCGACATGTAGAGGAAAGTCTGCATGTCCAGTTTCTGCTGCACCAGGTCGACGGCCTTGCCGGAGACGTTCGATACGACCTTTTCGCCCTGCTCGGCGTTGCCCAGCACGTCGCGGATGTCCTGCTCGGTCAGTTGCAGCAGCGCGGCCATGGCCTGCGGGATCGCGGGCGCTTTCGTGTAGCCGACCGGGCCACCGGCCTGCATGCTGCCGTCAGGCGCGCTGATCGGGTTGACCAACAAATACGGGTAATTCCGGAGGTTGTCTTCCTGCCACATGACCTGGTGCCCGGCGATCTGCTCAGGCACGAAGATGGGCTTCTCGATGCTGCTGTAAGCGGCGATCTCGGCAAGCTTCGACCGCTGCATGTTCGCCAGCCGCTGGGCATCCTTCGCCAGCCGGACGTGCCCGCAGAACCGCTCGATGTTGTCGATGTACCACCGCTTGCCGTAGACCGGCACAATCGGGATCTGCCGACCGGGCAGGTATCCGCAGTCCTCCAGCACCATGGAGCCGGAGAGGATGTACTTCCGCACCTTTCGGCGCTTGACGCGCTTCTGGCGCACTTCAAAGCTGCCGATGGCCTCGAGCTGGGCCAGAAGCTCGTCGTCCAGGTCTTCCGACCGGTACTTTTCCTCCGAGCCGTCCAGGCTTCTGAAGACGCGGATCACCTCGGTGCGATCCTCGACGCGGTAATACTCTGCGACGTAGACGACGTCCGGCGTACACCAGTCGAACTCGTACTGGTGGATCGTCTTCGGCCAGCTCGTCGGGTCGTCGTCGTAAGCCGCCTGGTAGGCGTCATGCGTCATGCTCGTCAGCACGAAGCAGCGCGTGGCGTCGGCTTTGTCCTGGCGCTTTGCCTGCAAGTCGAAGAACACGCTGCTGTCGGCATCGAAGATCGGCTCGATGCGGATGCGCTGCCGCTCGTCTTCGTCGTCCTCTTCCGACTCGTAGACCGCCCGCAGGCGCCACGCTCCGAACCCGCCAGCGACCGCCTCTTCAAACGCGTTGTCGTAGGCTTCCTCGGCCACGCTGTCCTGCTCGTCCGACCGGAACAGCCCGTCGCAGACATCTGCGAGGCTGTCGTACTCGCCGTCCTTCGCGGTGTAGTTGACCGAAATGCGGTTCGCCCGGTACTCGGAGCAGATGCGCTGGACTGACAACGCGATCTTGTTGACCTCGAACTTCGGCCGGTTCTCAAACTGCTCGTTCAGCGGGCCTTCCCACTGCGCCCCGGCGATGGAGTAAAAGCGCCGATCCTGCAGGCTCTGCAGGCGCTCGTCCTTCACCGCCGACTGGATGCGGTCGAATTCGGTCATGGCATCGGAGTGCACCTTCGCCAGTCGTTCCTGCTCGGTCGGTCGTGCCACGTCGTCTCCGCTTGCCTATGCGCGCTGGATTATGCTACACGCGGCGCGCGCGCGCAAGGTCAGCGCCGGGCCGCAAGGGCTGCCCAGCGGCTCGCAGTCGGCAGCGGCGTGGCAATTTGCGGTTTGACCTGGCCCTTCGTCAGATGCGGGAACAACTCCGAGATTGCCCACACTGCCGCATCCGCCCGGTTCGGCGAACCGTTGCCGACGTAGCCGACAGTCGAGAATCCGCCCAGCTCTTCCTCAAGTTCCTGGAACAGGCCGACGTGCCGCACCTTTCCCTGCTCGTACAGCGCCGATACAGGCTCCGCGCGCACGGCTTTCCCCCGGCTGGCCGTGACCGGCTTGTATGGCGTGCGCGGCCGCGCCGTCTGCACGACGTGCCGCACCATGTCGCCGCCGAAGTTAGCCTCGCCCACGACCGCATCGGCACTGTGCCGGTCGTAGGCGTCAGCCACCACTCGCCCCCATGTCGCCGGGCCAGCCTTGACCGTGCAATCCTCCAGCAGGTAGGCGTTGCCGTCCGTCCCTAACGCGGCCACGACGATACCTATCGCATCATTGTCCGCGCTGTCTGCGTCTCCCGCGCCACTGGGATCGACGGCCACGACGACGCGCACGAAGTCGGGCAGCCTGCCGTCCATGACGCGCCACTTCTCGATGTCGACGTCGTGAAAGAGCGCGTTCGGGTTCGCGTCCGCCCACTCGCCGGACAGAAACCGCTTGCGTTGCCGCGCCGACAGCGCCCGCAGCGTGTCGAGGTAGCCGTCGGCCAGGTTGGCTTGATTGTCCTCCGGGTTCAGCCGCGCCCATGCGTAATCGTCGGGCCTGCCGACCGGCTCGCGCGTCTCGGGGTCGCGCTTCTCGTGGAACAGTCGATACGCCCAATGCGCCCGGTTCGTCGGATTCAAGTCGTAGTACGCGCGCGGACGGAGCTGCGACCGGTCGCCCGAGATCACCTGATCGACGCGCTGCGCCAGTCGCGACAGGGCTGTCTGCACGGAACCGTAGCTGATCTGGCTGATCTCGTTGAAGTAAAGCGTGGCGTGTTCCTGCCCCAAGATTTTGTCCACGCGGTCCTTGTCGTCCAGGCCGCCGAACCAGACCTGCGATCCGTTCTCCAGCTCGGCAAACCAGTCGACCTTGTCCATTCGGTGCCGGATGCCGGGAAAGCAAACGTCCATCACCTTCGGCCAGGTGTCGGCGATGATCGATGCCTTCAGGTGGTTGAACCGGAACCTGAAGATCGCATGCCGCGATGCCGGAGCCTTGATGGCTCGCGTAGCAACCGCTCGGCAGGCCAGAAACGTCTTCCCCGACCGCGAGCCGCCCTCCAGCATGATGTGCTTCGCGCCGCCTGCCAGAACCTTCTGGGCCGCTTCCTGTGCCTGCGTCAACGCCATCAGAGCGCCTCGTCTGACTCGCTCAAGCGAACGACCAGCGCGCCGCCGCCTTCCCCGGTGACTTCGGTCCGAGCCAGCTTCGGGATGTGGTACTCGAGCAGCTCCTGCACGCACTTGAACGCCGCCAGAGGTCCGTGCTTCGGATCGGCCGCGATGTCGTCAAGCCAGCCCTGCAGGCGCGGCGAGTTCGCGTCGACGAACTGGGCAATCGCTTCGCGGGCGAGCGCAGTCGACTTGTTAGGCGACCCCGGCTTGCGACCGCCCGTCTTGGGCGTGCCTGGCTTACGTCCGGCCATTTCCGTCCCTTTCTGTTACAGAAATAAACTATGAAATTCCATCACGCCGCGTTCGATTTTCAAGGATGCGCAGCCTCATTCCATCAACTGCTGCATTTCAATCATCTTTTGCACCATCTTTCCCTGGCGCATGTCTGCCGCGTCGAAATGCTCACCGGCGGCTTTGCTGATTGCTTTGCAAAACGTTTCATACTGGTAAAGCAGTTTTTGTACCGCCTCTTTCGGATCGTCTCGTTCTGCATAATCCTTAAGCAATTTCCAGTTGGAGCAATCCACTTCCCGAACCATTTTCGCCAGTTCTTTCCGCGCGGTCCACGGATGCCGCCCAGATCCGTCGTCTACTTCCTGCCGAATCAGAACAAACAAACCCCGGGCCATTTCTTCGTATTGCCTGAGCTTTTCGCGCAACTCGCGCGTTTCTCCGCGCGTTGCGACAACCATGCCCGCTTCTCGCTGGCATTTTTTCGTATGCGCAGTATCCTGAATCCGCGTAAATCTGTGAATCTCTTCTCGCACTGGGTCTTCCCAAGCAAACCACTCGCCGGACGTTTGCCACGGGCGCAACTTGCGATGCAACGCTTTTTCGTCCGCCTCGGTTGCCCCTGGCAGATATGCATGCAAAAACACGCGCGCCGGACATCCCGTCTGGATCTCATTCAACCGTTTGCGGGCATTCTTGCTGTAGCCAATCTTTACAAACGGCAAGCCGTGGGCGCGAATTGCGTAGACGCCTTGCAACACTTCTGCTGTCATTTTTTTCGCATCGCCTCCTGCAACCTGAACGCCAGCACCGCCCTTTCCTTCCGCAGCTCGCCAATCGTGCGCGCCATGTCTTCGATCTCCGTGCGGGCCAGCCAGCGGACGAAGCGTGTGTAGACGATGTGTATACGACTCATCCCGGCATCTCCATCAGGTTGACCATGCACCGCCCGCGCTTGGGCTCCGGATCGCCCATCGCCACAATCAAGCGTTTCACCTGGCTGTCATCGGCCCAGGCTTTGCCATGCGTCAGCGCGTCAAGCAGGGGTTTCAGCACGTTGTCGATGTCGCGTCGGCGGCGATCATTCGGCACCAGCGTCACGGTCAGCGCCACTGGCCCGGCCAGCGGCTTGATCCCAGAGGCGGCGCAGCGCACCTCGACCTCGGTGCGGAAGGCTTGCCCGGCCGGAGCGATGAAGTAGCGCGCACCGTTGCGCCGCCAATAGGTGTTGGCGCTGGGCGGGTATGGAAGCGTCAGGATCACAGCAGCGCATCCTCCACTTCAGCCGTTGGCCCGCCGTCAGTCCCGAGGCACTTTCCGGCCTGCGCGCAGCAGGTCAGGATCGGACAGTGTTCGTGGATGCAGATCGGGTGCGGCCGGGGAAACGGCCAGGCGCTCGGCACGTTGACTTCCTGCGGCTTCTGCGTTCGAGGTGTCCAGGTCATTCGTCGTCCTCCTTTGCGCGCATTTCCGGCCACACGGCGACCGCCCAGGCAATCGCCAGCACGCCGCCGATCGTGAGCAGGGAGAGCAGCGCGTCGAGCCAGCTCATGCGGGCACCTGTGCAATCGACCGCGCGAAACATGAGTACCGGCCAAGCGTTACTTGAGGCGTTACTTGAGAGGCGTTACTCGGAGGGGGTGCGACGTTACTTGGGGGAGCTTCGCTCCCCAAGTAACGCCCCCCGACGGCGAGTTTACCGTTACTCGAAACCGTTACTTGACCGTTTTTAGCGTTACTCGACATCAGTTCACCTTCCGCACAAAACGGTCGCCAACGACCATCAGAATGCCGGCGTCGATCGCCCAGGACTTGCACTTGTTCCACGCCTGGCGCTTCGCGTTGGGTTCCAGCGCGCCCAGCTCGGCATAGAACTGCTCGCG